AAGACCCAGTGGATATAAATTTGGTAAAACAGAATTTAAAAGAATGTTTTGTTGATTTAGTGAAAATTTATCAAAAAATGCAAAAAGAGTTTCTGAAATTGGTATAAATGTTATTTAGTGAATATAAATCCTTATATAATATATATAATATATATTATTATATAATGAAATACACAAAAAAAAATATAATAAGAATAAGAAGTATGGTGGTGATCTAAAAAAACATAATGCTTTTGCATATATTTTAAGTATTGGTTATGAAGTTGAAACAGATTTTTTAGTAAAATTAACTTATAGAGAAGATATGAACGAAGAAACAGGTGAACCAGAACATATATTATTAAATACTGATACAAATACAGGACACATTTCATTATTAGAATCAAAAAATGAAAAAAATGAAGGCGAAGGCGAAGATGATGAAGAAGAAGATGATCAAATTATATATAGACAAGAAGAATTAACAAAAGTAGATGCATACAACAATAATGATCAAATAGATGATAATATTAGTTTTTTAATTACAAATGATATGGGTCAAACAAGATTATCAAAAAAATTTAATGAATTTTGTTGCCCACAACAAGAATGTGATGAAATAACTGAAGAAGAAAAAAATAATTTATATAAATACCGAACAGAAAAAGGTGAAGATTATAAAATGCATTTTTTTTATAATAAAGAAAAAGATAAATGTGAAACAATTTCAGATGTAGAATGGGTGATTACTTATTATAAACCAACACAAAGTAATAATATTATTATAGAAACATTTACGAACGCGATAAAAAATATAATACGTCATTTATCCGATTTAGAAGAAGTAAATGGTAAATTAATTATGAATGGTGAAGATGGTAAAGAAATAATTATTGATGAAACTATGAATCGTAAATTATATCATAAACCCAACACAAATTTATATTATTTACAAGCAAACAGTGTTGAAAAACCGAATTTTTTTGATAATCTTTGCCCTACATATCAAATGACTTTTGCTACAAAAATAGAAAATGTTTTTTTTGTTATGAAACAATTGGTTGTAGACAATATAAAGTCAATTGAATGCAATGTAGAAATGTCAAAATATAGATTGAATTTATTGGAAAAAATAGAATATTGTGTGGAGCAGTTGTTTACACGTTATAATGAACAAGAACTAACTTATAAAATAATAAAAACAGAACAAAATAAAATATTGATAAAGCAAATAAAGAGTTATCTTGGTTTGATTTTATTGAAATTGTTTCTTTATTATAATGATTATTTACCTAAGAAGAAATTAAATAAAGATAGTAAAAAAGATTTATATTTCAAGGACTCTATGTTTTTCAATCCAAGACATAATAATTATGAAGTATATTTACAATTGAAAAAATCACTGGGGGAACTTTTTTCAAAATCACTCATGAATGTGGATGAAACATCTAAACAAAAATTATTAGCATCTATTATACAAAAAATTATTTTACAACCAACAATTTTAAATGAGTTGTTGTTGGAAAAACCAACAAATGTAAGAAAAAATGGTTTTGAAGTTACAAATAGACCAGAAAAACCTGTGGCTATTTTTGATGAAAATAATAAGCGAACAGGATTTTCAGGTAATACTAGTTATGGCGACCCTTATTATTCATTATGGTCTTATTTGCAATTTTTTGAAGACCCAATAAATGACGACACTAATCAATATAAAGATGGAGAAATTATAAATTATGATTGGTTAAGATATAAATCTATTGAAAATGTTTCAACACAGATGCCTATAAATGATAATGTTGTTTTGGTAGAAGTTAGAAATTTTCAAAAAATGGTATCTACTTATTTTTATGGTTTTGCGGATGCTGAATTGAGAAAAAGTATGTTAAGTAATGAGTTTTGTAATAGAATAGATCAAAGATGTTTTTTGGGAATTTCATTTGGTGCTTTTAAACAGTTCTTTGCTAAGAATCCAGATATGATAAAAGGTGGGAAAAAATGCAATAGAAAAACGCGAAAAATTAGAAAATCTGTAAAAAATAGAAAATAGAAAAATAAAAATTATGAATAAAATTATTAATAAAATTATGAATAAAAATAAGATAAAATAAGATAAAATAAAAAATTATGAATAAAAATAAGATAAAATAAATAAAAAATTATGAATAAAGAATAAAAGGATTATAATAAAAAAATGAAATATGAAAATTATAATTTATATAATTTATAATAAACAATAAATTATATGAATTTTTATTCTGAAGACATCATTAATAATATTATAGACAATGAAGAAATTGAAAATATTTTAGATAAAATTTATATTTTTAAAGAAACAATCAAATATTTATTTCAATTGTATAGTTTTCATAATATCCATTATAGATATACCCAACATCTTTTAAAGGATAAAAGAATACAATATGCATTTTACTGTATGGATTTTGAATTCTCTATTTATAATTGCCCTACAATGATGATGTATCGTAAATATAATGATAATGAAAATAATGAAATAAAATATTATATTTTATTGATTTGCACGAAATTTAAATTCAGGAATCAAGGCTATGCATCTAAACTACTAGATGGTTTTATTGAACGCATAAAAGAAGAAAAAAAACAAACAAATGAAAAAAAAATAAAAATTATATTAAGTTCTGTAGAAGAGGCTGTGTTATTTTATGAATCACGTGGTTTTCGTTGGACTAGAGAAACGTTAACAGATCATAAATTACTGATGAATTATGAAAAATACGAAGAAGGAAAGGAATATTTTATTTTAGAGTTGTGTATAGTTTGATTCATGAAATCATTTATTTATTCATTTATTTATTACACCTTTGCACATTTAAAACGCCCATTATAGACGCTAAAAAAATAAAAAAGTGTAAAATCAATAGTAGGAATTTCACCTACGATGGTCTTACTTTTTCTTCTTCTGTTTTTATTCTTGAAGAAGTGAAAGACGAAATTTGAAAACATAAGGGTCTTTCTTGGCTTTCTATCCAACAACTTGTTAATTTCATTATGTTGATTGCTGAATTCGCATCTCGGGTTCTAAATACGGTTTGTTTGACTTCTTGTCTCACGCAGTTAGAACACACTAAAAGACGGAATTGGTTATTTCCTTTGTTATTTTTGTGATAGGCTAAATCGTTATTACATTCACAACATTTCTTACTTGTATTACATTCATTGATGGTTATGGTATCATATTTTTTATGGATTAGTTTTCTCAAACCTTTGTTCATCGTAGGCATAAAATGTTTCATTTGTGTGCTTCTACTCCAATTTCCATAACCAATCAAAATATTTTTTCCAAAAGTTTCCTTTATTTTATTTAGGAATGTATCTATACTTTTCTTCCCATAAGAGTATTGTCTAAATTTCATTTTACGCCATACCTCACGCTTGTAAAATTCGGTGGTTTCCTTATTCAATTTATCCTTCTCAACCAGATACAATTTGAATTTTTCATAATCAACCGATTTGCTATTTTGAAACGATAATTGTGTTTCTTTTTCAATAATTCCATTGCGTTTTCTTTCCTCTAATAAAATTCGTTGGTTGGTTTTTGCTTTACTTTCTCGTTTTCGTTGTGGGGCTGTGTATTGTAATTTGTTTCCATTTTTATCCATCATATAAACCAACGAACGCTTACCAGGGTCGCAACCCACTACATTCCTATCTTTCAAACTATCTAATTGTTCTTTGGATAAATCTTCTATGGTATGAAACTCTTGTTCTTGTAAAACAGGAACTCTTGACCCCCATTTTTTATCTTTCAAATCCTTTCTAATGAATAAAAGGCAACAAGATATTCCATCGGTTTGTATTTGGTGGTGGAATTTGTAATGCTTATTTTTGAAAATTTTATTTTTCATATCCAAAAAATTACACCATATTTCACTTTGGTTCTCTTTTACATTACTTAATAATTCACCTTTTTTGATTTTATTACCTTCTTTATCTTTTTCAGGACAAAATAAATTTATCAAACTGGCTGTATCAATAATAATATGTTTTGGAATAATATTGTTTCGTAAAGGTAAAGGTTGAAATAACTTACTTTCCATTTTTTCCAATACCGAATTCATATACAACATTCCTTTCAAGTATTCAAAAGGTCTTACTTTCACATCATAATGAATTGATTTTTTGATTTCAGCAGGTAAAATGTTAGGTAAATGTGTTTCTTTCCATTCATTAAATATAACATCAGTTTCAGTTAAATCAAATAATTGTTTCTTGAATTTGAATAAAGTTGCCTTATCTTCTGTAATTTCATTGGTGGTTTTATTGATAAATCTCAATAAATGTTGAATAAAATGTTCCTGTAAATTATTATTTAAGGAAGTATGTATTTGTGTCGCTAAATAAGGTAATAAAAAAGTAGTGTTTTTCAAATAGGTTTTTTCGTGATTTAATAGTAGTTGATATTCGGTTTTGTAAAAGGTTTCTAACTCTTCCAAAAGTTCAGTATCTTTTCCTTTCTTTCCTCTATTATCACGAGTTCCTAATGTTTTGATACAATACAAAATAAATGTTTCATCTAAATTGGGTAATGGAAGGTTTTGAGTATATTGGTATAACACATACAAACGAATAAACTGGTAAGTATGAATGATTAATTTATTCATTTCAAAAACCAAATTATTTATAACAGGTTGTGTTGTATCACGATTTTGTAAAATGGTTTTCAAAGGAATTTTGAAGGTCTTGTAAGCGGATTTTTCCCCATTCCTAAACTTTTGGAATTGTTCCTTAAGTTTTTTCTTTTTCATTTTATAATATAACTAAAGATTATTTCTTTAAGTATTTTACGGAAGAATTATTAACAATAAAATTGATATAAAATAATTTTATTGTTATAATTAAGTTATAAAATGAATGATATACCTTTTGATAAATCATTTGCTTCTCACGAAAATGCAAAATATTGGAGTGATAAGAATGAACTAAAACCAATAGATATTACAAAAGGAAGTAGTAAAAAATTTTGGTTTAATTGTGATAAATGTAATCATATATTTCAAACATCTCCAGTAATAATTAAATTAGGTTCTTGGTGTAATTTCTGTTCAAACAATAAGTTATGTGAAAATGATGATTGTAAAGTATGTTTTGAAAAAT